CACTTCCTCGATTACTTCCTCCGCCCACCGCCGGTCAGGACACCAGACCTTGCCCGAGGCAAAAAGGTCGGCCACCGAGTTAATACGGACAATCTTGTCGTTGCCACGGGTCGGAGTGAACTCCTGAACAGGTATGCCCATACGGCGTAACTCAAAAATAAGCGGCGCACCGGAGGCTTTTGCTTCCACTATAAAGGCATCTGGCTCCCACTCCTTGTAAGTTTCCATGGCTTTGGCCTTTAGCTCTGGAAATTCCAGTCGTTCCTTGAAGGCATCCAACAAAATGATGTTGGCATCGTTCTGATCTTCGTCTTTATAGAAGACGCCGAGCGTTACACAGGCCGAATAGTCGGACCGTTCGTTCTTGGTGAACGCCGTATCCCAAGATTGGATGATGAACTCGCACGGAGGCGGTCTATCACCCTCCCAGATCTTCCACCACTCCCGTTTTACGATGGCACCTTCTTCGGAAGTTGGTTGTTGCTGGTACTGGGCGTTCCATTTTGCTACAGGAAGCTCTGATTTCAGCGCCAAAAGCTCGTCAAGTGACCAAAATTGCGGCCAAAGTGGGTTGCCAGACGGCAAAATCGCAGGGAATTCGATGATTTCCCACTCATCATTGCCATCTTTCTCGGCCGAAGCCTTCAAAATACGGCCAACTAGGTCTCTTTTTGACCATCTGGTCATGATAACTACGATGGCACCACCCGGTTGCAGACGCTGACGAGGACCAGACGTGTACCATTCGTACACTTGGTCGAATACTTCTGGGTTATTGGCGGCCAGCTTGGCCTCTTGTTCCGAGTGCGGGTCATCAATGATCAGTAGATCGGCGCCTTTACCGGTTACAGTACCCCCGACCCCGATAGCGAAGTACTCACCGGTTCGATTTACCGCCCAGCGTCCGGCTGCTTTACTGTCTTGGCGCAGGTTAACCCCCGGAAAGACATTGCTATAGTGCGGGGAGTCGATCAGGTTCCGCACCTTACGACCAAAGCCGACTGCCAGCTCAGCCGTGTTGGAACACTGGATGATCTTCTTGTCTGGGAACCGGCCTAGGAACCAAGACGGCAATAAGTACGACCCGAACTCTGACTTCGTGTGCCGTGGCGGCATGCAGATGATCAGGCGCTTGCACTTACCCTCGGCGATCTCTTGGAACTTCTTGGCCATGACCTTGTGGTGGCGCCCGTCTACGAACCCCGGCCACATGGTATGGACGTACTCCATGAAGTCCACCTGCGACTTCTCCCGCTTCAGGGATGCCGCGTACTCTTCCAGCTCGTCTAGGAACAGGATCTGCTGGTCTTCCGGCAGTTCCTCGATCCGCTTCCGAATGTCGTCAGAGATTTGCATTTGGGTCTAGCCGCTGCATACAGTGAGTGAGGACAACCTTAACGACTTCCTTGTAGTTGCCTTGCCATGTGTCATATTCCTTGCGCACGATGTCAAAGAATAGATGGTTCGGGCTTTCCATTAGCCGCAAAAGCCGGACGAACTCTTTCATTGTGTTCTCGTCGAAGGTATATGTGTCGCCCTTGTCCCCGTGCTTATATTTCCAGCAAGTCCGGTGTGCCAGTTGCAGCACTTCGTAGTCGGTCATTCTATTTCCCTTACCCTTAAGTATGACGGGCGGATACTCCTCGCCCTACCCTTCACCCGCTTACAAACCCCGATGTCGCATAGGCACTGGCAGATCCGAGCCACGTTCCCGCGCCCCTTATCCCCGGTGTTCCTCATGATGTCATCTATGGACGGTCCGAAGCCGAACCGCTTCCACCATTCATCTATTACGAGGTACACGTCCTTCTGCTTAGGCGTCATCTGCCGGCTCATACGTCTGCTCAAATATGTCTGGTTTGCACGGGTAATGCTCTCCCTGCACCCCAGTAATAATCCAATCGCCGGGAGTAACTACATGGCCGCCTTCCAGAGTCTCGACCCAGCCACGACCTTCTGGCGTGCTGCTGACGATCCAGTCTGGGAAATTAGTAACAGCAGGGTGGTCGCCCATCTTGAACCACTGTGTAGCTTCTACCACTACCGGTTTCTTACGGAACTTCATTTGCATTCTCCTCTCGCTATCCACCCGGCAATGAACGCCCGGCCATGGCTGCTCTTCTCCATGTCCACTAGCTGCATCCCTGTATATGGCTCACTCCACTTGTGGAACGCCTTTTCGATAGCAGTATATTCCGGCTTTTCCGGGGACCCAGATTTGGTGACGGGGGGTGTTTCCATAGTCGCTTCTTCCTGATTTGCGGGAAAAATGAAGAGGTGGTGGGTGTATAAGTTTCTGATTTTATTATCCTAAATTTTCTCACCTGAAACGTTGCAGGTGACAATTTCATCCTCGGCCGCCTTCCAGACCGTATTGCCATCTGGCAAAGGTTCGGTATCCGTAGATAGAGAAGAGTCACTAGGAGTATCCGTCCACTCAGCGTCAGGGATGTCCTCGGCGTGATCAGAAAAAACTTTTGTTCGGTTGTGCGGAATCGGAGATGTTTGGGTGTGCGGAATAGTATGCGTAGGGTTTGTATCATCGTCCCCCACAATTTGGGGGGTGGCGGTAGGGTGGGTTTCGTCCTGCGCGTTTTCGGCATGGGTGGGGGTCAGTTCCGCGAGAAGGCTGTCCGCGTCTGCATCGTCATCCTCTGCCTTGTGTGCTTCTACTGTGCTGCTTGCCCCGATGAGTTGCAGCTTGTCTAGGATGCGGGCGCGTATGTCTCCACTCGACTTTGTGTGGATCACTTCCGAACGGGTGATGAAGCTGTCAACGCCGTGGTGCTTCCCGATTAACTCCAATGCCTTGATCCTCTGGGCGGGTGGAATGTCCGGATCTGATGCGTGTTGCGTCAGCTGTTGGATGACGAATGCCCTTAATTGTTCGGCTGTATGAGAATCCGCGAACTGTTTAGCCTTGGCAAAGTCAGCTATTGTCGTCTGTATATCGTCTCGTTTTGTCAGCTGATATCCTTTGTTGGCTACTGTCTTACTGTTTCCCTTACTCTTATATGCTTGTCTGTAACTCTGTGCTTTCGTTTCCCCGAGTGCGACTAGGCGGGCGAATTCCCTCTGCTTGGCTGTTAGGCGGGCTTCGCGTGGGTTTGCCACGATCAAGGCATCAATGGGAGTCTGTTCTAATCCCTCTCTTATCTGTTTACGTGTTAGGCGTGCCATTTATGTCCTCTGTATGGGTACAAAACAGGTATGCGGCCATGATAGGGAAAGCGGGCGCGATTGAAAACAATCAACACGGGCAAAAAAAATTTACTTTGACCCCTTGACAAGGTGAAACGATGACCTATAATGCAACACATGAGAGGCAAAACTCTCAACTGTTTATAAACTTCATAGGGGCTAAGAACCATGGAAACAATGCAAGACAAAGCGATTCGTCTGCTGGCTGCTGCTGGTTATACTGCTACACCGGACGGACAATATAACGGCGGCTGGCTGGCTGTCCTTGATCCTGTGCGCGTGATGAGCGGATCGAATACCCGCATTGAATACAAACGGACGCGCGTGCATACCACGGACGTTTTCAAATTCCTGAACGAACGAGCTTAAGCGGGCTTTCTGCTAGTGCCTTGTTTCAGGGTACTAGCGGGCAATTCTGCCAAAACGCATAGGGGTAACGAACCATGACACAAATTCTAACACCGCGCGAAGCCGAAGCTCTGGACAATCACGCCGAACAACAAGCCCGCGCACAACTTCGCGGAATCCGTGAGCTTCTGGCCGTTCTCGATATGGACTGGGATCGTTTGGAAGAGCTGCGCGACACTTTCGCAGACTGTCCGGACAACTTCGGGGAGGCCGAAGCCGAAGAGCTGGCCGAACTGGAAGAGAAGGCCGGCGAATACGCCAGCAGGGAAGATGCGGAAGAGGCCATTTATAACGACCCGCTGAGCATTGACTACCGCAGCGGCTGGAGTAGCGACCCGAACCACCTGACGCCGGAAGACTTCCAGATCCTACTCTGCACGGGCGGCCCCGCTGTCCGCATTATGGGGGAATTGGACTTTGACGGCACACCGCACCGCGCATGGCTGGAATACCAAGACTGGGGCACGCCATGGACGATGCTATTTGACGGCCAAGAGGATGCGCTGGAATACGCGCGCCGCCTGATCGTTCTATAAGGGGATAACCATGCGACTGATTAAAGAATCGACCGGCGAAGCCATCAAGACAGGTGACATCGTGCAGGACTTTCGCGGCCATCGTTGGATTCTGGAGGGCGGCCGTGAACCGCACAAGCCATCGTCCAGCGGGTTTGTTTGGCTGCGTAGCATTGACGGGCGCGGGACTTCGCGCGAATTTTATCCGAGCGTCATCGGCGCAAAATGGGGGGAATAACCATGAAACTATTTAAGACAACACCGGCGCGGCTGCGTCTGTACCGCGAACGGGCGGCAAAGTCTCAATATAACAACGACTGGCGCGGCCATCGTTATGAGCGCGTATGGGAGCCGGAATGGCAGAACAAAAGCGAGGACGGCCGAAAGGTACACGCCGAGAAGCTGGGCGTGCTGGGCGATTATCTGGGAGACTGGGGCGAAATGTCCGGCGGCTGGCGCACCATGCGCGATACTACTGGCTTCTACGCCGACAGTTATTGCTATGACGTAATCAAGGGCGGGGTTGAACGTATCAGGGGCGCACGCTTTACGCTATATGTCCCCGTGACCTATTGCACCGGTTGGGATGGGGTGACGTATTACATGGCGGACGCCGAACGGGTAGAACGTGGCGCAACAGAGGCCGACCACGATACAGCAAAGCATGAAGCGGCCAATTCTGCCTATCACTACGCCGAACGGGAAGCAGACCGCGCCCGCGATGACCATGCCAAATATCTGGCCGAGGAAGATATAGCGGACGCCCGTGCCAAAATTCACCAGATCAACAAGGACGCCCGTGCGCTACTGGCCGAGATCAGGGGGCGGGAGTTTACCGATAATGTATGCGCTGCCCTGCGCTACCGGCTGCAAGAGTATTTAGCCGACCGCAGAAGGCTATTTGCGACCATCGCTGAACGCGAGGATAACTATTGGAGTGCCGTGCCGTGTTGACTTTAAGCCCCTGCGTAAGCGGGGGTTTATGGGCAATTCTGCCATTCATAGAGGGAAGGAATCATGAACTATATGCAATTACAAAAGGCGCGAGCCGATTATGTTGAGGCCATCGTTAGCCGAATGTCTGACGCTGATTGTAGAGACTTTGTTTATGAGGAAATGCACGAATTTGCACGAAACATGAGCGAGGCAGAGTTAATTGATGCGGCTATGCAGAGCGCACCGGAAATTCTGAAAGGGGTTGCACTATGACACGCCGAGATTTTGAACTGATCGCTGGGGTGATCCGGTACGTGGCCGAACTTAAGACCACCGACCGCGACACGCTATATCTGATCGCCTACGCATTCGCCACCGAACTAGGAAAGAACAATTCCAAATTCGACAAGGCGCGTTTTATGGCTGCAAGCGGGGTGATGCAATGAACCCGCTGACACAAGTGGCACGCGAGACACGCGACCAGCTTCGCCGCGAGAATCTGACCATCGCCATCGGTTGCGGTATCGTTGGCGCGGCAGGTTTCACGCTGTTTATTCTTAAGTCATTCGCATAAGGCTATGGGAGGCAATATGCTTACAACTATTCCGTTTTCTGGGTTTTACTACACGCTGCACGATAGCGCGCTCGATGACGCCGTGGACAGTATGTTCCAGCACGATGACGGCTGCACGAACCATGCGCTGGCCGGCCGTGTGCATTGGGACTGCAAGTGGGGTGATGTCATGCGCGACTATGCTGAGGAGTATGCCGGCCGGTTTGCTGACGAGTTTGGGATCAAACTGACATTCGACAGCATGGAGAGCCCGAAGGAATACAACTTCACCACCGACCGGATCTTTTGCCATATTGCTTTAGACGAAGCCATAAGGCTATTGGAAGAGACGCCGGAGGATGTGCTGTGTCAGCTGGCTAAGGATACGTTCACCAGCCGTGACGGGTTTATATCGTTCTACTCACCCGTTGCCGAGGAGTGGGGTGACATATCCGAGTGGGATCATAACCAGCTGGGTGTGCTTATTCAGGCGCACGTCAATAGCAAAACCGACTGCGGGGATGGGTTCGATCAATGGGCTGAATACCGCCTGATGGAAGACGCCATGTGCAATGGACTGCTTAATAACGCTATCAGCGAGCATACGCCGACCATCGACCGCCTGTATAAGGTTTGGGATTATCTGAATCAACGTGAACAACGAGGGGAATGACATGAACAAAGAAGACATTATTAACGCTCTGGATGACGCAAAGAACCTGCTGGACGGGGTGTATTACCACTATGAACAAGACAACAGCAAGCCATGGATCAGGAACAATCTGACCACCATCGACCTGCTAATCATTGAACTATTGAACGAGATCGGGGAACAATCATGAATGAATGTCAAATCATAGAAGCACTAAATAACTTCATTACGAATGCGAATGTTGATGAGGACAGCGAATTATTTAAGCAGGCCGTTGCCGCTGTAAACGAGCTGGACAACTACGAACTTATCGACAAGCGGGACTCTATCGCCATTGTCTGGATGACCGATGACGTGCTTAGCATTCGGCCAGACCTGACGGAGGATCAGGCTATGGAAGTATTGGTTCGGGTTGATCGCAAGCATGATGCCAGCATAGGGGTTAGCTGGGAGACGCTGGAAATCTACGCTGACGATATGTTTCCAGCACCGGACGAAGGCGAAGAGGAGGACGAATGATGCGCTGGCGTAATGAAGACTTCAACATGGCCTATGTGTACGCGCGCGGCTATTTCGATGGCCGTTCTGAGGGTGTGCGCGAGACTAACCTAGACTGGATGACTCCCGAGGAGGTTGGTATCTACAGCAACGGCTACGACAGGGGCGTGACCGACTACTGCGAACTGGACGAGCCAGAAGCGACAGACCAGAAGGCAGCACTAGAAGGCTATCTCACCTGCAACGTTTCAGGTGACGTTTCACAATGCAAAAAGGAGGCGGTATGAGTATGTGGGAAGTGTTGGT